TTATTTCTTTAACTTTTGTGTTTTTCTTTACATGGTTACTAACGCGCAAGGAAAGAGATATTAAGAAGCTATCTGCTTCTGAATTTGCTAAGTTTGCATTCACTTTGCATCCTGACAAAGGTTTAATGCAGCAAGGATTGTTATGGCTATCAATAATAACCCCAATTACTTACTTTATTGAACTCCTTGGTATGGCTACAGAAGGGTATGTACTCAGGCTTGACGGAGAGGGCTTTAAAATATTTACATCAATAGCTACTCTTCCTTTAGCAATAGCATCATTGACAATCCCACTATCTGTTTTGGTTGCAAGATTTCATAGTAGTCAACAAACTGCCGAGCAAATAAAAGCAAATAGGCAAAAGAATAACGCAGATCTTTTCCATTCACACCGCAAAGAACTTTTTTCATACTTCGATCAGGTTGGTGAGACTAAATATCTAAAAAACTTGGTGGCGAAAAACAAAATTCATCCAAGGGTACATAAGGTTTATTTTAAAGGGCGGCCTCAGGATGGTGTGCCAAGTATAAACGAGGCGCTTTTTATAGAGGTTGAGTATAAATTGCGTTCAGCGAGGAGCTACTTGGTTTCCGTGCTTGAAAATCGCAATCCCGATTTAACCTTTTCAACCTATATTGCTAGCTTTGGAGGTGTAATATTTGAATTGTCGCAAAATTTAGGGTTGCCAGAAGTTGCAGAGCTAATGAGTAGTAACCGAAGGGTTCCTTTTATGCTAGATAACAAAAGGTTGCAACTTGAAACGGTTGGTATATCAACCGATGAAGCCATAGCCACGTTTAAACTTATTGAGAATTTTTTTCATAACCTGTGTGATTTTGCCAATTACACATCCCCTTACTTTATAGAAGATGAATCCAAGATTGAATATAATAATGCATTAAGAAAGATTAGAGACATACCTAAAGAAGATAGAGTCATTGAGAAATTACGCCAAAACGAAATATTTAATGCTATGAATGATGAAAGATTAAAGAAATGGTAATCATAATTGAATTTTTAATGAATTGACCTCGTCCTGTTTGGTCATTGCTGACAGTACATCCCCGCCTTGATGAGCATACCGTAAAGTTGCAACCTTACGGTATGAACGAACAAATCGCAGAAATCCAGCGCCTGCTGCGCAACTTGATCCGCATCGGAACCGTGTCTGCCGTCAATCTCGACGGCGGGCTATGTCGCGTCGATACAGGAAAAAATACTACCGGCTGGCTGCACTGGCTGAGCGCCCGCGCGGGTAAAACCCGTTCGTGGAATGCGCCATCAGTGGGTGAGCAGGTTCTTATTCTGTGCCTGGGCGGCGAACTCGAAACCGGCTTTGTACTGCCGGGCATTTTCTCGGATGAGAACCCGGCTCCGTCTGCCTCGGCCGATGCGCTGCACTGGTCATTCCCTGACGGCGCAGTGATCGAGTACGAGCCGGTAACCGGGGCGCTGTCCGCAACCGGCATACAGACGGCAACCATTAAAGCGGCGGTAAAAATTCTGTTCGACTCGCCAGAGGTGGAATGCACAGCGCTGCTCAAAACTGCGCAGCTGGAAGTCACTAAGGGCGGCACGATGAAAGGCGACGTTACGCATACCGGCGGCAGTCTGTCCTCAAACGGCAAGGTACTGCATTCGCATATCCATCCGGGCGACAGCGGCGGCAAGACGGGGGCACCAGTATGACATCCGCAAAATATATCGGCATGAACCGCGAAACCGGCAGCGCGCTGACCGACCTCGATCATATCAGGCAGTCAGTGCGTGACATTCTGCTGACCCCGCTCGGCACCAGGGTGATGCGTCGCGAGTATGGTTCGCTTTTATCCGCCCTTATTGACCAGCCGCAAAACGAGGCGCTGCGCCTGCAGATTATGTCGGCCTGCTATCTGGCGATTCTGAAGTGGGAGCCGCGGGTAAAGCTGACTGCCATCAGCTTTGAGTCGGATATCAACGGCGCAATGGTGGTTGAGCTGTCCGGCAACCGCACCGACAACGCGCAGCCTTTTTCCTTAACCGTTCCTGTGAGCTGAGACTATGGCAACTATCGACCTGAGCCAGCTGCCCGCGCCAGATGTGGTGGAGTCGCTGGACTATGAAACCCTGCTGGCCGAGCGAAAGGCGACGCTGATTTCCCTTTACCCTGCTGACCAGCAGGAGGCCGTCGCCCGCACTCTGACGCTTGAATCAGAACCCATCGTCAAGCTGCTGCAGGAAAACGCTTACCGCGAGCTGATCCTGCGCCAGCGCATCAACGAGGCGGCAAAAGCCGTCATGGTGGCGTATGCACTGGACGGCGACCTTGACCAGCTCGGCGCAAACAATGGCGTAACCCGCCTGACGATTACCCCGGCCGATGATACGACCATTCCGCCGACCCCCGCCGTGATGGAAAGTAACGACGATTTCCGGCTGCGGATTGCCTCGGCGTTTGAGGGGCTTAGCGTTGCCGGGCCGACCGGTGCTTATGAGTATCACGCCAGAAGCGCCGACGGCCGTGTCTCCGATGCATCGGCCATCAGCCCGTCCCCCGCCGTTGTTACCGTGACTGTGCTCGCGCGTGAGGGCAATGGCGTTGCCGGTGATGATCTGCTGGCCGTGGTTAACGCTGCGCTCAACGACGAAGACGTTCGCCCGGTTGCCGACCGGGTGAGCGTGCAGTCAGCGCACATTGTGAATTATGAAATCGTTGCCGAGCTGTACCTCTATCCGGGACCGGAGGCAGAGCCAATCCGCGCCGCCTCAGAGGCAAAGCTCGCCGCCTACATCAGCGCGCAGAAGCGTCTCGGCCGCGACATTCGCCTGTCTGCGCTGTATGCCGCTATGCACGTTGAGGGCGTGCAGCGCGTCAATCTGATTAAGCCTGCTGCAGATGTGGTACTTGATAAAACACAGGCCGCTTACTGCACAGGCTACACGCTGACCTTGGGAGGCTCGGATGAGTGAGCGCCTGCTGCCGACCGGCTCGACACCCCTTGAGATTGCTGCTGCCGAGGCGCTGGCAAGTCCAGGCGCGATGAGCGTGCCGCTGCGCCAGTTATGGAATCCGTACACATGCCCGGTGGAGCTTTTGCCCTATCTGGCGTGGGCGTGGTCAGTTGACCGCTGGGATTCAGCCTGGCCTGAATCGACAAAGCGCGCCGTTGTTGCCGCCTCGCAGTACGTGCACCGGCACAAGGGCACTATCGGGGCTATCCGGCGCGTCGTTGAGCCGCTGGGCTATCTCATCAAAATAATCGAGTGGTGGAAAACCGGTGAAGCGCCAGGCACGTTCCGGCTGGACGTGGGCGTACTTGATACCGGCATTACCGAGGAAATGTATAACGAGCTGGAGCGCCTGATAGCTGACGCCAAGCCCTGCAGCCGTCATCTTATCGGCCTGTCCATTAATCTCGATGCTAACGGCACTCTGCCGGTCGCCGTTGCCAGCTACAGCGGCGACGAGCTGACTGTTTACCCTTATACCCCTGAACTTATCAGCGTCGGCGGGCCGGTCTATTCTGGCGCGGCGGTGCATCTTATTGACCTGACGGAAGTGAGCGCATGACGACAAAATATTTTGCCCTGCTGACCAATCAGGGCGCGGCTAAGCTGGCGAACGCCGCCGCACTCGGCACGAAAGTGAACATCGCCTCTATGGGTGTCGGCGATGGTGGCGGCACGCTGCCGACGCCTGACGCGGCACAGACAAAGCTCATCGGCGAGAAGCGTCGCGCGCAGCTTAATTCCCTGACCGTTGACGCGGCAAACAGCAGCCAGATTATCGCCGAGCAGATTATTCCGGAAAGCGAGGGCGGTTTCTGGATCCGCGAAATCGGACTGTATGACGCCGACGGCGTGCTGATTGCCGTTGCTAACTGCCCGGAAACCTATAAGCCGCAACTGGCTGAAGGCAGCGGCCGGACGCAGACCGTGCGCATGATTTTAATCGTGAACAGCACAGCGGCCGTCACGCTGAAAATTGATCCGTCAGTCGTGCTGGCGACGCGCAAGTATGTTGATGATGCCGTGATCGAGGTAAAGGCATACGCTGACGGCGTAATGAAAAAGCATATCGATGCTGATAACCCCCACAGCCAGTACCTGCAGATCGCAAATGCTCTTGCTGAAATCAAAGACGCCGGGCTGATTGCAGACGTTCTCAAAAACCTCGGTTTAGGCGAAGGCGCGCCCGTTATCGGCTCGCCGTTCCCATGGCCTCACACAAAAATGCCTGATGAACTCTTTCCCTCAATGGCTGGCAT